GAGAAACTTACAGGTGTAGCCGGAGCGATTGTAATCGCAATGGAACGAGCCTCGTTAACTCCTGCGCCCGTAACGTACGGTTTCGCCATTGTTCCCTTGAAATCGAATTTTCCAAGGTTTCCGGTCGGTGTCGGGTCTGTGCCTGCAACATCAGTTCCACCGAACCACACTGAGTAGTAGGACGGGGCCTCTTCGTCTGCTGTTGCAAGCGCAACGAGGGCCTGAAACTGAGTCGGATCGTAGTTTGCGTTGAACACGAAGTTCTCTGCTTCCTGAATACCGAGGACAGATGTCCGCATGGCATCGGTCAGAGTTGTGGTGTCAATGGTTTCCGGTTCTCCGCCGAGATCCGGGAAGTCCTTGATGTCAATTACCTTGGTATAAGTAGTACCATCGGTGGAATGCATCAGGAATGTTTTGTAAGTGCTGGAAGCGTTATAAGCCATAGTCACATCTCCTTATCTTCCATAGAATCCATCTGCGTCTGCCATGCCCTCAAACTGAGCGGACAGACGGTAAATACTTGAATCGTTAAGATTCGGTACAGGAGTGAGCATAATCATTTGGAAGTTCATCCGAGCCATCGTATCAGCGATGATGCCCATGATTTTCTTACACTCCTGTTTTTTCCCTTTGGTCTTATTGGAATAAACCTGTGCCGTGAACCCAATCGACACGTATTTCGGCAGATATGCCGAATCAAGCATGTTATCCGGTGTGAATGCATCGTTCTGATAGATCGATACATGTGGGAAGCCACTCGGAACGGACTGATATGAACTATCTACAACAGCATCGGGATACTGTGCCACAATCTGTTCCTTGACTCGTGTGAATATTTCATTCTCTTTATCAATCACAGTTTGAACACCTCTCTTGCTATTCTTTCGATACTATCAATCAGGTCGTTCCTGGTCATGTACATTGCAGGGAAAGCCGGATTACCACGGGTTTTCCAATAATATTCCGTCTGATGTCTTCTCCTGTTGTAATGACCAACAAGTTTCGTTCCGTCAGGCAAATGTGAAGTGTCTGATACCCCCTCTAGAGGGAAATACCAGCCTTTAGGATTTGACGCTTTTTTATCGCCCCACTGACCGTGGTAAACAATCCCACTATCATCCACAAGTTCGCCTCGTGCTTCGAATGCATCGGGCATCGTAACGCCTGTGCCAAACTCTATAAACAGGACTGCGTCACCCCCAGCAACAATTTGCGCTGTTCCGAGTTTTCCTGTTTCATCGAGCGTCACTTCAACATCGTTTGTTCCAGCATACGGAGCTTGTGCATAGTACATAGTTGCGATGCGAACCCCAAGTTGACCAAGCCGATTTGCGAATTCATCGCATTTCATGTTTAGGTCTTTTTCAAGGTTCGCAATGCGACCGACCGCCTTTTCCATGCCGTCCACACTAATGCTGATCTTCATGGTGGGTACACCTACTCTTCGTTGCTGACTTTGACTTTTGCCACCGCAATCGAGATACCGTTAATACTTTTCGCTACACGCTTCACAATGTAGTCGTGTGCTTTCGTAGTATCGGTTTCGTCAATCCACAGGATAGAGTTCTCGTCAATCGGGCATTCCATGTCCGCAGTGACAATCGCTTTATCGTAGTTGTCGAGGTTACCGAACTGCTCTGTATCAGCAGTCCCTCGTGCAGCGGAGATAACCGCTTTCGTATACAGGACGGGTTCACTGTATTCCGCAGTGTCCTCGCCTGTATAGAATCCGTCCTCGTCTACTTCCGGTGTTTTTCCGGAATACAGAGCGTAATAGAACGGTCTGCGGTTAATCATCTGTGTCCGCATTCTGCCCATCAGAATGTCACCGCCTTCGGGACAATCTGTCTGCGCAGATCCGCTGGGATATCGGTCGATGAGTAGTGTCTGTTTATTCCATTTTCGATGTGCATCGATTCTCCGTCAGCACCTCTCTTATTGAGAAGCACAACAGCGATCCGCATCTGAGTGTAGAGATACTTGTCGGGAACAGCGAGTTCCGTAAGTCCTTCTCTGCTTTCGTCATACGGGTACATCTGATTGAGGATAATCTCTGCAGCATTGTCGAGGTAGTAACCTACCACAGTGGCATCATCTTCTTCTGCCATTGCACTGACCTGTGCGATCATCTCTTCTCTCGTCATGGACATATGTAGGTCTACTCCTTTCGTTTTTGCCTACTGCGCTTTTGCTTTGCGCTTCGGCTTTGCCTTCTTTACTTCTTTAGATACCGCTGTTTCTTCTTTGACTTCTTTGAATTCTTCAGCTTCCTGAATGAGCGGTGTCCCGTGGCTGTTCTTGCTCGTGGACAATTCATGGATACGGGTAGGAGATACCTTTACTCCTTCTCTCGGATAGGTATCTCCAACCGCATATGTATGTTTACCGTCACTAAGGTCTGCGAATGATTTCAGAACCTTGTACGCCATACATTAAGCACCCTTTGTGTAATAGGTCTTGTCAGCGTTAACAGTAGTGTCTGCGGACAGCATGTAACGAGTGCCGACCAGCTCGTACCAGCCTTCGGTCTTCGGGTTCTTTGAGGAGTATCCTGTGCCTGACTTGTCAACAGCCGTGAAGGTCGGTGTTGCGCCGATTTCGACATATGCGATACCGTCAAGGTATTCAGCCCACAGCTTCATACCCATGAGGGCATAAGATTCACCGATAGCTCTGCCGTAGTTTCCCTGTGCATGGAATCCGATGAGGTTTGTAACGCCGTCAGTGCGGTATTCAAGACCGAGCCGTGCGAAATCGGAATCGGACGGATCGACATAGTACAGGTCGATATTCTCAACCGGAGTAGCGATGACAACACCGGACGGAATCTCGGATGTCAGGATGATACGTGCGCCGAGGAAGTCCTCAACATACAGAATGCCGAAACGGTTCTGAATGGTGATGTTCGCTGTGCCGAGATAGTCGTATGCATCGAGGATGTTTGCGAAGACAACAACCTCAGTGATGTCTTTGCGCATGGTCTTCCACTTGTTGCGGACAAGACCGAGTGCTTTCGCAACGGCAGCCTGGAAGGTGGAAGCATAGCCGCCAAGTGTTCCGGTCTGTGCAAATGCGTAGAACTTGTCGGTAACATTGTTCTGAAGCTGAGTGAGGAATGCATCGTCAGTCTTCTGAACAGCGATGTCTGCGCCCCACTTGTTGACCGATTCGAGAGTAACTGCTTTCGCATACTTTTCGATGTCAACATCCTCTTTGTATGCTTCAGTGACGGAAGCAAGAGAGAACGGGATCTCATCGCCTTCTGCAACTGTACCGGACTGCAGTGTGACGGACGCAGTATAGGAGCGAAGGGTTGTTCCCGGATCTTTGCGAATCGGACGCATGATTCCGAGGATCTCCATCAGGGCCTGCCAATTCTGCCCGAAACGTGTTACGAAGTCAACCTCACGGGCAGTAACATTAAACTGGCTGGAAGTTGTGGTATTGGCAATAACTGTCATTTTCTTTCTCCTTAATAGCCGAATAATTCGTGGTTCTCAGCAATCGCCTGCTGTCTTTCAACGGGGTCTTTGATCTGCATGATAGATTCCCGTGTGACATTGTCCTTGCCGTTTGAACCACCGTCTGCTGGCGGAACGGGAGTGCGTTTCATAACATCTGCACGAATGCCCTTTTCGAATTCTGCTTTTGCTGCCTTAAGGTTTGCAAACACAGAACTCATATCGCCTTCGAAGAGTGCTTCCGCAGACTTCTGAGCGAGGTCTTCGTTGTATCCAAGTGCAACAAAGTTTGCTTTGTGCTGTGCGATTGTGGACTGCTTTTTGAACTCGGCATTCTCAGCCTGAAGTTTTTCAAGCAGTTCATCCTGTTCGGTCTTCTTACGCTCATCTTCGGAAAGATGTTCCTGAAGCCGATGCTTGTAATCCGCAACATCGGATGATGCTTTGCTTAACGCATTTTTGATTTTGTTAAAATCCTGTTCTGCCTGTTTCTCCTTGGCTTTTACGGCTTTTTCAACAGCCTTGGAGAGTTCATCCTCGTTCATTCCCTCTTTATAGGAATCTCCGAGTAAATCCTGTAAAAAACTCATTAGTTTCTCCTTGCGAAATTTCTGAATCGCTTTCTCTAGCGATGTGCGGTTAGAGTCTTCTCTGACTTTGTATTCAACGGGCATAACTTCCCGTTTCTACCTGAATGTGTATCGAAGTTCACAGCGACAGTTGATGTTGTTCTCCGGCAATTCGAAGTCTCCTGGAAACCTTGCCATGTCGGAATCGTATGTGTAGAACCATGCGTCAATCGGCACTTCTACATCATCGAGATATCTATGCGTGTCACGAACCTTATCGTCCCGCATGGTGCGCCAAACCTTGTATGGAAGAAGGCCCGTTTCTTCTGAGTAGGAAACTGCCCTGTCATACGCTCCGGTTTCTTCCATCCGGTGATAATCGGTTTCAAGAATTCTCCGCAGGGTTTCGCTGTCGAGCGTTCCTTCCTGAATCCGTCTTGAGATCCGCTCTTCGAACGTTTCCCCTGCAACAGGCTTATACAAAGCCCTGTAGAGGTCTTCCGTCTTGTATGGAATCTTCTCTGTCTTTGGCTGTTCCGAGCGTTCCAGGGCGGTAAACACCGCCTCAGACTCGCTTCTAGGCAGTCCGCCTTCGATATCCTGTCGCTGAACTCTGTCGATACCGTAGATGTAGGCAAGCACAAGCAGTTCGTAGACTTCGTCCGTGATATGTTTCCGCTTTTGTTCCGGCGGAAGATTTTCCGTTTCTTCGATGAGCCGTTTTGCAAGAACATCCAGCTCGTCCAACACCGCTACTCGCATAACTTGCGCTCTCCTTAGAACAAAAAGGGATTGCAAAGCACATCTCTGTGTGCCTTATTGCAATCCCTTTGGATTAACCTTCGACTCTTTCGAATGGTTCTCTATTCTTTTGTTTCGTCTGATACTTTCTTTCGCTTGATGGAAATGACTTCCGGCTGCCCGTGTTCAATCTTCACTTCCGCCTGACAGCCCCTGTTCAGAACTGTTTCGATTTTCTGTATCGTTTCCTGTGTTAATTGGATTTTGGGCATTCCCAGCAGTCTCCGTTTCCTTCTTCTTATTCTCTTCGTAATACTGCATCGACTCTTTCCATGCAGCCTCAGGGTCTGAGAACATTCCGCTATACACAAATGCCAGCCGAGGAGCAATCTTCTCGTTCTGAAGCATGTTGGTAAGCACCTGAGATTTAACAAGCGTGTTCTCGTAGTTTCTACGAGTGAACTTGATGTCGATGTTCGCAAGATGAGCATCGAAATCGCTCTTGATATTCCGCACGATCCGCAGAATGACTCGGAGAATGTTCTTCTCTGCTCTGTAATAGAACTTTTCCGTCTCCCTTGCTTTGACTTCGGCAGCGAAGTATCCGTCTCGGTAGATGACCGCCTGTCCGGTATCCGAAGTAGATGAACCGCCGTTGCGATTCGGCATACCGCTGATAATCAGTAAGCTCTCGTACAGGTCTTCTTTAAGAGTCTGTGCGCCTTCCTGATTCAACTCAGCCGTAATGTACCGTACTTCGCCCGGTGTACTCGGATCGACATCCTTGTACTTGATTGCGCCGAACTGCGACAGTTTCTCGACATCCTCACCACTGAGGTCGATATTCCGCAGTAACAGAATCGACTGAATGAACTGCTCGATTCCATCCATTCTGTTCGAAGCCAAAATGTTGAGCGCATCCATAATCGGAATAACGGGTTCAAGCCGTCCACGCCGAGCAAGGTTCGCCTGATACTCGACAATCGGCACAAGTCCGATAGGATTTGCCATCTCGTACGGAAGTTTTCCCGAAAGCACTTCTGTGTCGGGAATCTCGTAATACGAGGTTTCCGTATAGACACAGTACAGTTTGTTGTACGTGACATCCGTGTCGGATGTATCGATGACCTTTACACCCATGACCGGAATCTTCTCGATTCCGTTGTAGTACACAACGAACGCTTCCCTCGGATCTAATGTCCGGCGGATATACGGGGAAGATGTCTGCTCTTCCTCGCTTTCGGCATCCGACTTGGGCAGTGCGATTTCGAATCCGATACCGCAGATGTTAAGCCATGTGCCTAACTCGATATCTCCGGTCTCCTTATCGTTCTCCGCATTCCATGCGTTGAGGTTCTGTATCTCTTCTGAGCAGTCGTCTTCGCTTCTTCCGGCATATACAATCGGATCTCCGAAGATATATCCGTTAAAGAAGGACACGATTTCCTCGGCATGGTTGACCGCAACCTTGTTGTTGATGTCCGGTCGCACGAGTTTTACCCGATTGAGAATCGGCTGGACACCGAGGTAGTAATTGTACAGGTACTTGATGTCGTTTACGTTCCGCTGGTAAGCGGGAAGCACCTTGTTAAGCACATAGCACACGTTTTCCCGTGTGATGTACCGTGAGGTTGTCCGTAATTCCTCTCTGCCGAGAAATGTTCCCATCTCCGACAGGGTAGTCGGGTACTTGGGAGTAATGACAACGTTTTCGGAAGTAGCAATCGTCTCCGAAGAGGATGTTTCCGTTTCGGTGGTCTGCACTTCGGTGTTTTCCGGCATAAAAACTCCCCCTTCCCGTGATTTATCGTCTGCATACTAGAAAAAAAGCAAAAATTCCGCAAGTGAAAACTTGTGTTTTCTTCACAAATGTGAATCAAAAAGGGCAAAAACTCAAATTACTTTCCAAAAGTGGAAGTAATTCAGTAAGTTTTGCCCTAAAAAGTGAAGTTTATGCATAATTAGTTCCAAAAACCGGAACTAATGAAGTTTAAAACGGTCTTGCAATGATCTGCACAGGTGCAACGTTCGACTTGAACAGGTTCGTAGCAGCCATTGACAGACTGTCCGGTGCGTCATCGTGCTTGTTCTTTCCCTCGACAGTGAAGGAGAACACATTCTGCATGAACAGATTGTACTCCTTGCTCCGGTGTCCGGCATCTCGGAAGATAAAGAACTGTCTGATGTCCGGTGCTTTGTCAAAAATACGTATCGCTTTGGAAGTATTCTGCGGTGCGGTGTGCGTAGTAATCGTACAGTGATACCCAAGTTTACGCATTTCCTTCTCGACACCTTCCACATAAGCCCTGGTTGTCTTGGATACTTCGAAATCTATCGTGTTGACCCCGTATCTCTGCAGTTTCTTCGCCAATAACGGCTGTGTAATGCTCTTGTCCTTGTTGTTGAACAGCACATCCACGACATAATGATCCAATTTGTTGTAAGACACGATAATCGGAACGGAAACAAAGTCTCCACCGCCGAACGCAGGGTCGCATACCGCCCATACACGAATCGGCGGTTCTTCCGGCAGCTCCCCGTTAAAGTACCGCATTGTGTCAGGAGTGAAGACGGTAGCCTCTCGTTCGATGGGCATATTTTGATATTGTGCCATGAAACTTGCGGAATCGTTGTTGGCTTCGAACGATGCCCGTCTCTGTCGATAATACTCCGTAGAGAACCCGACTCCGTACTTGTAATCGAAGTTCGACTCGTCCTTATCGTCCAATGCCGGAATCGTAATCTCTTCCCATTTCCGGTTCTTGAACTGCTCGTCATTCTCCAATGCACGTTTCCTTCTTCCAATCGGATCTTGCAGAGACCATCTCGTCCCAATCCACAGTATCCGGCAGCTCTCCTTTGCTCTCGACAACAGGTTGTTATCGACCGTTGTCCATGCCGTGTTAAGTCTGTTGGGATTCCTTGCCTCTTCAATGCCAGTCAAAAGATCGTCTCCGACCAAGATGTTATATGCATCGCAACTTCCGTTGAGTGAGCCGTACAGACTTCGGCATGTGATCGTTGGATACCCTTTGACTCGGTCGATATTGATCGTCTCCTTGTCTCCGTTGGTTTCGACAATCTTCGCATTCGGAAATATCGTGTTCCAATGATATGTGTAACTGTCCGTCATGATTTCCAGCAGACCCTTGTGGAACGCTTTCGTCAAATCGTCCGTAACAGAACAATACAGATTCGAATGCTCTGAGTCTTTCCCAAACACCCATGTGAGAAACTCCTTGACGAGCTGGCTCTTTCCCGTTCTCGGTGGCTGAGACATAAGTAACTCCTGTATCTCACCCTCGTACAGTCTCTGCAGTGCTTTCGCATGTCCTAACAGCACATGTCTTCTTGGCAAATAAAACCTCTCCGCCGGATTCCGGTCATATTCCAATGCCTGTAAGTAATGGTCGAGGTTCTTCGGAGCAGAAAACAGCAACAGTTTGAAAATAAGCGTCCTTAACTCCTCTGCCCTTGCGTAATTCTTATCCTTCACCGCTAATGACATTGCATAATTCAGAATGAACAGCACCTGATCTGCTCTCCGGTATGGCTCGTTGTCACTTCTCCCCCATGCCATCAGCATATCTACCAAGTCTCTGTATATCTCGATGTCCCGCACATCTTTACGTGCGCTTGCTACGATCGCTTCGTAGAGTTCTTCGTTCTTCATATCCGCAATATAGCACAGAAACATGCATGCATGAGGGTTTTGTGTTGATGGGTGGTAGGGGGTGTTACATGGCAGCCAGGGGGGTAGGCGTATATCCCCCACCCCGTACCCTTTTTGTGAAACGCTCACAAGCATGGAGCCAGGGGTCAAGTAGTTTTACTTTACCCTTGTGCATTGTGTGCAATTGCCCGTGCTACTTCACATAATGTACATTATGCGTGATTGTGATTATTTCACAATGCGGCTTAAACCGCATAACCATGCGGATATTTGAAGGTTGTGAAATAACCAGGAATGTTCACAAGTTTGCTGGAAACGGTTTTCACCCTGTTTTCGTGGATTCCGGCGGATAATGTTATTAATAATCACAAGCCCCTGAACGGTTATTCAATAACGGATGAACCGCTAGCATATAACCCGCTGCGGCTGAATGGGGGTCAAGTAATTTTGCTTTACCCCCTGCTATTATATGTTACCTACTCCATACAGGAACAATACACATATACTTGTGATAATAACCAGGATTTTAACATATGAGTATATATTCATATATTGAGATCCGTTGTGGTATGTGAATTATTATATATATTTCACAATGAAACAAAAACAAAAGTTTTCATAATTCCCTATAAAAAAGTATAGAAAATAACCCCTATATTATGTACAGGGGTTTACATCTTTATATATATCCGTATAATAGAGTATGTAAGGGGATGAACCACTATACAAACCCCTACTAGAAAAGAGAATACTAAACCATGAAAAAAGAAAAGAACCTCAGTTTCACCAAGCAGTTAGAACAGTCAATTTGTAAGAACCACACCGGAAAGATGAGCGGTATGTGGTCATTGTCAACCTCAGTTATTCTCAACCCGCATTGTCAAAAGCGGGCGCAGAATCCCGACTGCGTATGTCATTACTGTTATGCGGGGCGCATGCTTAAGATGTACAAAACGCTCGAGTCAAAACTTTCCAAAAACACTGAACTCTTAACAAAGACTCTGATTAGTGAGGCACTCATGCCCCGTCTGAATTGCATTTTCTTCCGTTTTGAGGCTTTCGGTGATTTGAACAACGAAACCCAAGTAATGAATTACTTCAATCTCTGCCATGCTAACCCGTTTACACGATTTGCATTATGGACTAAAAACCCTTGGATTATTCAGAGTGCAATAGAACAGGGGGCAGTTAAACCGGAAAACCTGAATATTATATACAGTTCTCCGGCTCTGAATTGTCGTGCGGATAATATGCTTAACCTGTATTCATTCATCGATAAAATCTTCACGGTATGGACTAAGGACTACTTAGCAAATCATCCCGAAATCAAAATTAATTGCGGTTCACGTAAGTGCATGGAATGCGGGCTTTGCTACCTCAAAAACAATATCGTGTTTGTGGATGAAATCAAAAAATAACCATTGTTGACAGGCTTTACCCCTTGAACAGGTTTCAAGGGGTAACACAAGTCAATAAGACTTGAAAGATCCATAGTTCAGGAGGGTTTTAATTATGGAAAAAATGCTTAACTCTGTTTCTGTTCTGCAAATAT